TATTTTCACTTCCTTATTTTATTGTAGATCCTCGTACTTCTTTGCTGAGTGAACTCCTGAGTATGCTTGGTTGTAAGCAACGACCCATGAGTTGTACGCTCTTGCATATAGCGATACAGGGGATTCTACTTTCTTTCCGTTTAGGAAGTTTGCGACTACTGGTTCGCTTGCTTCTTCGGATGCGATAGGTGCGGATGCTGCTGGAGTAGCGGCTTCCATTTCAACAACTGGTTCTGCGACTGGTGCAGGGCGGGATGCTTCCCATGATGCGATTACTTTCTCAAGTGTTTCGACTGAGAATTCGTCGTGTCCTGCCAGTCCAAGTTCAGATGCTTTGCTAACCAGACCAAGACGTGCTTCTTCGGCACGTGCTTTTTCTGCTGCCATAAATTCGGAGATTCTTGCTTCTTGTAGAACAAGATCAGCCTTAAGTGCTTCAATCTCGTTTACTTGTATTTCGATTGTTTGGTTTAGTTCGTCGCTCATATTAGCCACCTTCGGTTGAATAGTGCTACTATTGGTATGGTACTTAAAGATTTCAGATGCCTCAACTTTTTCTACCACTTCGATGTTTGCTTCGGAGTATGCTGGTTTATGGACTATAGCAAGGTGATCGAAGTTAAAGTCATCAGCAAACCACATAGTAGGTCGTTGTCCTTCTATCTCCGCTTCGACTACTTCCGAAGGTACTCCTGTGCCTCCGATACTAACTCCGTAGTCAGGGCGTAGCCATAGTCCAGACTCAAGAGCAGAAAACAATTCTGATCGGTATACTTCTGCTACATACTTTACTATGTAGCCCCCATCTCTTTCATGATAAGATGCGTTTGTAACTTCACCAACTGTTGCTTCGTCTACGCCACCATCCATATTTCTACGGAAGCGACCCATCTCAGCCTTTGGGTGATTGAGTGTTACATCAGCACCGACCATTTCATCAGCAAGTCTCTTTGCTAATGCAGGTCTGATACCCCATGAGTTCTTATTAATACCATCTGTAAATGCAATTCCTTTGATACGCATAACTGTTTTACCAGTGGATGCTTCGAGAACTGTGTCAATTTCTTCTACTTCCAGATCAAGAGTAACTGCTACACGAACACACTCACCGTTAATTAGTTCCTCGCCAATCCCACATTCGTCATCACAGGATGCTTTCTTTTCTTCTTCGTCATAAGACGCTTCCTCTTTGAATGCATGTCCTTTGTGTGCCGCCATACATTGCTCTTTAGAGTAACCTGCTTTTTGGCAACGGGTCATGTATTCATCATGAGTCTCGGTGGACTTTGGTGATGGTTCAGCCGCAACTGCTTCTTCGGCACAGGATGTTTCATGCTCATGACAATCATCACAACATGAATCTTCTGCCTCAGCAATTTCCATATCAAAGTAGTAAGAAGGTGCTTCGTTTGCCATCCACTCATCGTGCATGGTTGCTTTGACCTTAGACCCTGATCGCCATTGGTAACATGACCAGTAACGAGCCTTTGTCTTGGGACCAGGATTATCACAGTTGTGGCGACTACGGAAGTTCTTTCTTCTGTTAGGATCATCACGCTTGATTTCCATATTAGGATCTCCGAAGCGAACAATAACTACTCTTCCAGCAGGGTTCTTAACGTATACACCAAACTTCTTTGAGTTACCTTTAGGCATACGGAATGGCTTGTTGAGTGTTACCTTACGGCCTTGATACTCAACTGCCTCGACAGGGGTGTCCGAGTAGAGGCTCGCTTGTACAGAATCATCGACAGTCTCTAAATTGTCATCACCTGTACCGATCATCTCGGACTCAGAAGCCTTTGCTTCTTTGAACATGCTGTTACATACTGCTGCACGTTGAGCAGGGTTAGGATATTTCTTAGAAGTTTTGTCATCACCCATACAACGAGCCATGTAATCTTCTCTATCTTCATTTGGTTTTACGCCTGGCATATTACTCACTTCCTATCTTGAATTGGTTTCTTTGCAGTTACACCTGTTTCATGCTTTGCTACTGTATGGTCATGTTCTTGATCCATTTTTTGTAGATACATTTCGTGTTCATGTTGATCGACTGCAACTTCACGGTCATGCTTTAGTTCAATAGCAATGTTGTCAATCTCAACTGTTTGTTCAGACTCCCACATACGAAGGACTGTGTTAAGTGCTGGTGCGGCTACACCACCAATGATAGCGATAAGTGCAATGAACCCATCGAGGTTCTCAAGGACTACATCGGGTTTCCATATACCCATAGCCACTACTGCACCAGCAGCAAGAAGCCATAAATATATAGCGGGGAGTACTGTTTTACTTACCATCTTATCGTTAAACGATTTTGCTTGCATTCTGTCGCCTCTATTAGCCATATTACTCACCTTTGTTTTCGTTCTCACGAGGAAGATCACCCTTAGTGGTCTTTGAAGATTTCGAGCCTCTCGACTTACCAGCACTTCCACGTTCAGGCATAAGTCCCAAATCATCTCTTGCTTCGTTTAGTGTAGTAACTCCTGCCTCAAAAGCAAGAACTACTCTACGTGTTGTCTCGAATGGACTCTCTTCGTCTATTGGATCGAATGCTAATTTAGGTAAGTCTCCCATCTTATGGGCGATACCGAGTAACTCTAAGTGCTTTGAAAACAAACCTTGCATTGCTTGTGAAAGAACTTTTTGTAATCTGCGAATTGCTTGGACTGACCATTGAGACGCATTGAATGTAGCAGCAAATGTAGACCCACGTTCTTGTCCCATACTAACACGTGGTACGTGAAGTACAGATGAGATGTCTGCGTTTACCTGATCCATGAATGCTGAGTTGTCGGGGATTGTATTCTTGAGATCAACGAATTGCATATTGACATAGTGAGGAAGGATAGGTACCTGATCAGCACGTAATCCATCTAATAGTGAACCAACGTCATCCATAATTTTGTTAAGACGTTCTTGTGCCTCAGCAGGATCTTGGATGTTGGCGATTGCTTCGGGGCCAATAGTAATGTATTGCTTTGTTAGACTGTCCTCAAGAGCAATGCGATTATTCATACTGTTGTACTTTGCCCGGATGGCTTGTTTTAGCGCAGAGAATCTGGACGCACCCCATACTCCGTATGTCCATCGACCCATGCGATCCATAAACCAGTATGAGCGATAATCAATCTTGATGTGTAGAATTTCGCTTGCAGGATATAGCGCACTATCACGTGCGTTCTCACGAAGGAGGTACTTATCAGCAGTATAGATGGCGTTATCTTTGTCAGCAGCAAATGGTATTCTACGATTATCTACGATTGTGATCTGGCTAATAGGCAGGGATTGAACATTAGTAATACCTACTCCAGTGCGACCTACGAGTTTACTAATATCGTTTCCGTATACCATCAAGTTACGCATGGCACTGATTAGCATATCATCGAACTCAAGAGTTTCTTCTGTCAATTCTTTGATTGCGTTTCGTATAACTCCGTTCTTACCGCCAAGAATCTTATACTTGTTTGCAGTAAGACTAATTGTTCTGACAGCACCATTGAGTTCAGGATCGTAGTTTAACATTTCATCGTAAAGATCAAAGTTGTTTGTGTTGTTGTATGTGGTGGATCTTAATCCTTCGGTGTCTTTTACAATATTATCTATGCCTGCCGCCATAACTGCAAAGGGACTTGCGCCTACTTTAGTAGCAGTTTTGTAAAGAGGGACTGGTTCATCTTCCGATGCGCTCACAGTCCGATTTGAAAATGGATTCCACCACGCCATGTTTATTCCACGACCGATGTGCTATTTCAAGATTCTTTAGATTTTTTAAAATTCTTTGCTAAAAAAGCAAAAATTATAATACATAGCCACCAAATAACTTCGAGAATAAATAAAAGAAGTACATTTTGTTTGATGGCATCGAGGTTCATCTAATCACCAAACCTAACATACTTACTATTGCCAGGTCGCTTACGTGTAGATTTCTTTGCTTGTTTTTTCTTACCCCAGCCGCCCATAGTAGTAGTCTTTTTTAGAAGGGGCATATACTCCACAGTCTTAGGTTTGAATTGATCGATAGCGTGGGCTAACGCCATAACAGTATCGTTGTGTTTACCTACGTCTACTATCTCTCCGTTCTTCCATACGTGAGCCTCTAACTCATCAAGTATAATGCCGACCTTTTGCCGAGTGTCCTGATTACCAAAAGGAAATACAATTAACTTGCGGTCAAACCAAGTCCTAAGTCTGTTCATAAGTCCTTGCTTGAGACCCTTGTTAGAAGCCTTAGATGCTATGTAGCGCAGGTGTCCACCCTTCTGCTCTATGATCGTGGCGTACAGTCGCTGGAAACCTACATCTTCGGCGGCTACTACTGCATTGTATTGCTTTGCAGTTTCAATTAAGATATCAGCCTGTCGATCTGGAGGGAAATCATTACGTCTCCACATATCAACAAAGTGGATGTAGCCTTGCTCATCTTGCCTCAATGTTATTACGACGGTGTAGTCTTTACCAATACCATGAGAGGGATCGAAACCGACGACGAAGACTTCATTGGCATCATTGAAATGATCGTGAAAACCACAAACGGCGTTTATGTCTATGTTTTCTCGGATGAGGAACCTATTGAAAACTTGGGAATCATCATCGACGACCTTACAAAGATACTCTTGAGCGAAAGCGAGGTCGTCATCCATGCTAACTTTTTGTTCCAACAAGAATCCGACTGGTCTGAACTCGGGCCAGAGTGGGAGTAAAGGGATCTCAGGGTCTGCTCTATGCTCATCCCAATTAGGAAAGGCCGACCATGTTCCTGATTTCCATACTGATTTTGCTTTTTCAGAAAGCATTTCGGTATGGTAAAGATCGGTGAGA